TTCTATGTCGGCACCAATTATGAATTCCGGCATCTCATCATCAGTTATTGCTGGTGACGTTGTAAATGAATTAATGAGAAAGGTGCATAATCATATTGCACCTTATGGTCCAACAACACCACCCTTGAATAGTGAAGTGAAAGTATAATTATGACAAGTATTTACGCAAGATTAGGTTTTGATTCTACCAACCCAATAGCAAACTCCACAGTACAAGATTTTTCAGAATCCGTTAAAAATCAAATGTCGTTGATGCCACCATTTTTAAATGAATGGCAAACACAAGATGTGGCCAATGCAAACACATCTGGTTATTACCAAAATCCTTTGATTTCCATATTATCATCTGTATACACCACTGCAAACAATATGGTCAATGAAAAACATCCAATAACTGGATCATCAAATGCAATTTCTATTTTACTGGCCAATACAAGACATAATGCAGTGACAATTACATATTCTAATACTCAACTATTAATTACATCAGAATATGATAGTTTTTTATATCATACAAATAGATTATCAAATATGGTTCCATTAGACACAAATACCACTTTACCACACTATCAAACAGCTATGGGTGTAGGTAAGATGATGATTTATATAACAAATAAGTCTGATGGCATTCAAAATAATTCACCAATTATGGGTAATTTTACTAGTTTATACACTGGAAACACACTTACTTCATTGCAAGCAAATGCAGCTACATTATTGATTACATTAAATAACAGTATAACGGTGACAACAACTGGTACTCCACCAAATACTATAACAACATATAGTTCTAATATAAGTCTATCCAATGCACAAGATTTGGACGATGCATTTAGTGGTTTATTAAATACTATGCGTGGTGCCAGACTTAGTGATACTGCATTTTTTCAAAATTCTTCAGCAGTTTTAGATGATTTTAATAAAGTTCGTGAATTTTCAAAAATGGGTCAGACAGAAACACAATTGGTAACGGAAAATATTGGTTCACCTAAAATTATAGAAAGACTAAATTCTGAAAACTAAAAATTCGATTTTTTGCGTTCCGGCCCAAGAATTTTTTCCGACAGCTTCAGGATTCCAAAAAAGCGTTTTACTCCTACGATAAATAAAGAATGGCAAATACATTAACTAAAATCTTCTCAGACATAGACACTGCGTTTACCAGAAAACCTGGTACGAATGATATTGCTCTTAGTTATGATGCACAGGCAGTGACTCGTTCAATAAAAAACCTGTTGTTGACCAAGCACTATGAAAGACTTTGGAATCCAAATTTAGGTTCAAATATTGATGCTTTATTATTTGAATTGGTTTCACCTGTGTCTGCACAAGCCATTAAAAGTGAAGTTGAATTAATAATCAAAAATTTTGAACCAAGAGCAACATTAAATGAATTGATTGTGACTCCATTGCCTGATAAAAATGCATATAATCTTTATTTAAGTTATTTTTTGGAAAATTCAGCGTTGCCAACCACAGTAACACTTCTTTTAGAGAGAAATAGATAAAATGGCAGGTGTAAATTCAAATATTCAAGTCACAGATTTAGACTTTAGTACAATTAAAAATAATCTAAAGACATATCTACAATCACAAGACACATTAAAAGATTACAACTATGATGGTGCAGCACTAAACATTTTATTAGATGTTTTGGCATATAATACACAATATAATTCATATTATTTGAATATGGTTGCCAATGAAATGTTCATGGATTCTGCGTTGTTAAGAAATTCTGTGGTATCTCAGTCAAAATTATTGGGTTACATACCAACTTCCGCAACAGCACCAGAAGCAATCATAAATGTAACCTTTAGACAAATTAATGATTCATCTTTGACAATACCACAATTTACAAACTTCTTGTCTGAAGCCATAGATGGTAAAAACTATAATTTTGTAACAACAAATTCAACAACAGTTAATGTAACAAACAATCAAGCAGTATTTAATAATCTTTCAATTAAACAAGGCACAAAGACAACTTTATCTTATGTTGTAGACAGTACACAAAATCCTACTTACACATTTAAAATTACTTCAACTGATATAGATACTTCAACTTTGCAAGTAGTCGTACAGGAATCTTCTTCAAATAGTTCTTATCAAGTCTATACATTGGCATCTGATTACATGACTTTAGAAAATGATTCTTTAGTATACTTTTTACAAGAAGGATTGAATGGTTATTATGAAATATATTTTGGAAATGATATTCTTGGTAAAAAATTAAAAGATGGCAATATTGTAAAAATGACATACATTATTACATCCGGACCATCAGCAACTGGTGCAAATAATTTTGTCTTAATGGACACTGTTAATGGTTATGCGAACAATGTAGTTACTCCAGTTTCTGCAGCAACAAATGGTCTAGAAAAAGAATCTATTTCTTCTATTAAATTTCAAGCTCCAAAAACATATTCTGCACAAAATCGAGCTGTATCTAAAGAAGATTATATAACTGCAATTCAAAAGAACAAATTAGGATATACCTTTGATGGTGTAAATGTTTGGGGTGGCCAAGAAAATGATCCACCGGTTTATGGCCAAGTTTTCATTTGTTTGAAACCATCTGGTACATACACATTAACACCAACACAAAAACAAAGATTAATAACAGATGTTATTAAACCAATATCGGTTATGACAGTTGAACCAACTATTGTAGATCCGGATTATACTTACATAAAACTTACAACAAATGTTTATTATGATCCAAAGAAAACAACATTAACTTCTTCTCAAATTCAAAACAATGTTAAAACAGCCATTTATAATTTGGCAGCAAACACATTAAATACATTTCAATCCACATTCATGTCGTATGATTTTAGTACGGTAATAAATTCCGTGGATCCATCTATCATAACAAATGAAATTGAATTAAATTTACAAAAGAAATTTTATCCTTCATTGACAACTCCATCAACATATAACCTTTATTTTGGTGCACCATTAGAAAAAGGTATTTTTCAATCTGGTGTAACAAGTTCACCTGCTTTTCAATATAGAAATCCATTAAATTTATCTGAAAATATTGACGGTGTTTATATTGAAGAAGTTCCATCTCTTGCTGGTGGTGTTGAATCCATTTCAATTATTAATAAAGGATTTGGTTATTCTACAAGTAATCCACCAACAGTTACAATATTAGGTGATGGTACTGGTGCAACAGCGGCGCCTGTAATGAACACTGATGGTACAATCAAATCAATTACTGTATTGACAAAAGGTCAAAATTATACTAGTGCAATTGTAAATATTACACCGTCAGCAGGTGATACCACAGGCCAATTAGGTGCAGCTATTGTTACACTTGAAGGACAATATGGTACACTTAGAACTTATTATAATAATACAAAACAAGTTAAAACAATTTTAAATAATAATGTGGGTACAATTGATTATAAATCAGGTTTAATTACACTTGATAATTTTAATCCAATACAAGTAGATAATGATTTGGGACAATTAACAATTACAGCCAAACCATCTACAACAATTATATCATCAACATATAATAGAATTATTACAATTGATGTTTTTGATCCAATTTCAGTTGTTGTTAATGTTATTTCTAAATCAACATGATAACCGACAATCAAAAAACTTCACTGTTAATTTCTTCTCAACTTCCCGAATTCATTAGGGATTTTAGAGATAGTAGTGGCAATAATAATTTTCTTCTGTTCTTAGAAGCATACTACGAATGGATGGAACAGAACGGTCAAGTAACTGAAAGGTCTAAGAATCTTTTATCTTATAAAGATATTGACACAACCACAGAAGAATTTATAAAATACTTTACAAATGATTTTTTACCATATTTTCCTAAAGAATCATTAATAAGCCAACAAGAAGCAGTCAAAGTTGCAAGACAATTATACCAAACTAAAGGTACACCAGCATCTTATAAGTTTTTGTTTAGAATATTATTCAATTCAGATGTAGATATTTTTTACACAAAAGATGCTGTATTGAAAGCCTCTGATGGTATTTGGTATGTTGCAAAAAGTTTAAAGTTGGCTTCAGAAGATGATAATTTATTGAAGATTGCAAACTACAGATTATTTGGTGAAACTACAAAATCAATTGCAACAGTAGAAACAGCAGTAAAATCTGGAACAAAAACAGAAGTTTTCATTTCAAATATTGAAAGATTATTTCAATCTGGTGAATTTGTTCGTGTAGTAGACAACAACAATCAGACCGTTTTATTTAATGGTGAACCACTAAGAGCAAAAGTGGTGGGCCAACTTAGTCAAATTAAAATAGACTCTCAAAACCGTGGTTCGTTATATCAACCAGGCGATCCTGTTATTGTTTATGGTGGTTTAAATTCAAATACAGGTATTGGTGCAACAGCTGAAGTTGCCAGCACCACAGCCGGTGAAATACAACGTATTTATGTTAACAATGGTGGTTTTGGTTATAGAGAGGATCCAAATACATCAATAAACATTCAATATGGTGGTGGTGCAATTGCAATTGTTGGTGGTATAAATCCCAATGCAAATGGTGTTGCAAATGTTTCTATACCTTACGATGCTATTTCTTTAAGTAGTCATGTATCTATAGGCAATCCAACTTATTCTTTTTTTACTGGTCATCCAACAGCAAATGCAAACACCGCATTGGCTAATGCATTTAGTTTTGCAACATTCACCACATATCCAATTTCTTCTGTGTTAGTTAAAAATGGTGGCGGTGGAATAACACAAACACCAATAATTTCTGCAACATCTCTTTATACCACATCAGATACAACAACAGCCGATTTAGGTGCATTGGGTATATTGGGCCCAATACAAATCATTTCTGGTGGTAGTGGTTATCGAGCAAACGATGTAATTGTTTTTTCGGGTGGTTCAGGAGTTGGTGCAAAGGCAAATGTTGCAACAGTTAATGCTACTGGTGCAATTACAAGTGTTGAGTATGTTTTAGATTCTAAATTTAAATATCCTTTAGGTGGACAAAATTACAATTCATCATATTTACCTTCACTTACAGTAAGTTCTGCAAACACATCTGCTGCAAATGCAGTGTTAACTGTGACTGGAATTTTAGGTCAAGGTGCGTCTTTTTCTGTATATACTGACAGGGCAGGCAGTATTTCAACAATTAATGTAACAGAACCAGGTGAAGATTATATTGCCACTCCTAATGTTTCTTTTAAAGTACAAGACATTGTTGTGGCAAATGTTTCAAGTTCAAATCCCCCATTAAAAGGAGATATTGTATATCAAGGAACAAGTGTTAATACATCATCTTATAAAGCAACTGTTGATTCTGTTTTAGAATTATCTGAAAATAATGATCCAACACTATCGTTATATAATTTAAGGGTATTTAATTATAATACAACACCAAATACTTCATTAAAATTGAGTGTTGATAGAAATATTCATATGATACCAGCCAATTCGGCTTTTCCACAATACACAACAACAATAATTAGTAATGGAAAAACATACACAAGGACGTATGATAATAAAGGTGTATTAACATATGGTGATGGTAATGCAAAAGGCTTTGCAAAATTTTTAAATGGACTAGTGATTAGTCAAGGACAATATCTAAGTTCAAGGGGACAACCAAGTTCATTTGATGTATTGCAAAGTAGTACATACAATAATTTTACATACGAATTGACTGTAGAAAAAGAAATCGCAAAGTATAGAGATGTATTATTAAATCTATTACATCCAACTGGCATGAAGGTTGTTGGTAGATTTGCAATGAAATCGAATTCTCATATTGATTACCACGGTTTAGAAGCTTTATACACAGGTAAAACTTTGTCTAATTATACTGGATATCCAGGTTCATCAGTAACTATGGTATCAGATTTTACACATCCAAGTAATAATATTATTAAATTTAATGACCTAGCAGGTGCAAACTTGGCAGGATTTTTGTTCTCAAATAGTATTATTGAAGTGACACCAACAAATGGCCCAAATATTCGTTCTGAACTTATATCTTTCAGTACAGTGTCCAATACAGTTGTATTGAAAACTAATACATGGTTAACTTTTGCAAATGTAGCATTTGTTTCTTCCAATACTCATTCAAATGTCATAAATATAAAATCATTAACCAATTCTTACAATATAGTTAACAATGGTAACTATAGTAACACAAGTTATCCTTTAAAAGATATTGTATATGCTGGCGATAAGATTTTAATTGGAAGTAATACAAGTAACAGTAGAGTTGTTTCTTCTGTTGATTATGAAAATGGTATAATTTATTTAACTTCCAATTCAAGTTTAACCAGTACAAACACACTTTTATCCGTTAATAGAACACTATCAGCACAAACAGCTGTTAGAATTTATGGTCCATTAGGACAACAATACATACCACAACTCACCACAGAAAATGGTGATATATTAACAACAGAAGCCGGCCAAATCATCCTATTGGGGTAAAGAATGTCAACAGTAAAAATATCAGAGTTAGCTTTAATCACACAACTTAATGCAAATACAAGTAACACCTTGTTTCTGGCAGTTGACATACCAACAGGAGTAACAGGTAAGTTTACTGGCCATACACTGGCTCAAGGCCTTTATTCACATGAAGTATTGAATGTTGGTAACAATCAAACACTTTTACCAAATACAGTAGCACAATTTTCTTTGGATGGTCAATCATACATTCAGACGAATCTAGTTAATACGAATGATGGTGGTTCTGCTGACATAGTTGTGACTGCAAATACTGGTACAGACTCCACATATTTCATTGATATGGGTTATGTCAATAAAGACTATCAACCAGGTTCTGAATTTAATAATATTGGCACTGCTGTCAATCGTTTGGATGGTTACATCTACGCACAAGGCAGTACAGGTAACACATGGGGTGGTAATCTAATCGTTGGTTCAACTACAACTGGCAAAGAGATTCGTTTTATTGCTGGCGGCGGTTCTGCACAAAATGTTGTAGCAAGAATGAATTCTACTGCAATCATTTTGAACCAAGGTTTAGTATTTGCTGACGGTTCAGTTCAAAACACAGCATTAGGTTCAGCAGGTTCATATGCTAATGCAGCATTCTTACAAGCTAATGCCGCTTTCTTAGTAGCGAATACACCTACTAATGTAGCCAACTCAGCGGCCTTGTATGCAAATGCAGCATTTTTACAAGCAAACGCAGCATTTTTGGTGGCCAATACACCAAAACCAATTTCTAACTCAGCAGCACTATATGCTAATGCTGCTTTTACTCAGGCAAATGCAGCATTTAGTATTGCAAATACTGCTGTACAAAATACCGCAGTAATCAATATCAATTCATTGACACTTACTGGTAATTTGATTGCAAATGGCGTTGGTCAAACAGCAGCGATTGACAATATTACATCAAACAATGCTACGTTTAATAGGAATGTTACTGTACTTGGTAATATAACTGCAAATACTTTATTAGGTAATGTATTCTTTTCTAATGTGGTCACTGGTAAATCAGTATCAAATTCTATTCAATGGTTTCCACAATACAATTCACCAGCACAACAAGATGGACAAGTTTGGTATTCTGCAAACACAATATCATTGGTACAAGATACAGACGTTGCTGGTGATAGACCAGCAATATCTAAAGTTCTTTTTGAAAGAGTTTATAACAATACTGGTTCAACAATACCAAGTGGATCATGGGTTAGATTGGCGGGTGGTGTAACTTCTAATGCTGTACCATATATTCAATTGGCAGATGCCAGTTCTGCGGCCAACTCACAAGTAGAAGGATTCATTAAGGTGGGAATTGCTGCTAATGCATATGGATTTGTATACACTAGAGGTATTGTATCAGACTTTGATGCTTCAACATTTGGCAATAATGGTCAATTGTTGTTTTTATCAACAACACCAGGACAAGCAAGTAATGTGGCACCTACAGGAGCTAACTCAGTTGTTTCAGTTGCTAAGATTCTTTCAAATGGTTCTGCTAACGGAAAAATACAAGTTGCGATTTCAAATCAACAAGCATACGGAAAAGCAAATGGTTCAATTCTTTTTGCCAACAATAATTTAATTCAAGCAAGCAACACAGCATCTATTGATGAGGCTAACGGTACATTCTATGTACCAAATGGTATACTGTACAACAGCAGAAGTTATCCGGCTGCACAGACAGCCATCACACTAAACTTTAAATCTGACACATGGGTTCGTACAAACGTTGCGGCTAATATGGCAGTTACATTAAGCAATTTTGTTGCAGGTAGTGATATCGTATTGTTCATTACAAACACATCAACTGGTGGCGGTTCAGCACACACAATCACACACGGATGTTCTGCATTGAATTCAACTGTTGGTGCAACAACATTTACTTTGAGTGGTACGACAACAGCAAGAATTAAATACTATTCTTTTGATGGTGATCTTGCAAACACTTATGCTTCCATCTCATACAGCTAATAAATAGACCATGGCAAATAAAAACATTCTCACAAACGCAGCGAAACAATTTCAAGTACAAGAAGTATATTATTCTCCTGTTGCTGTTGTACCACCACAAATAGATATTCCTTTAGCTTCAATTTATTGTTTTTTAGCTAAAGTTGATGCATGGCCAGATGAAAACAATCCTGTTGCACCAACACAAGACCAAAAATCTTTGAAAAAAATATTTAAAAATATGTTTGTTGCAAAAAAAATAACATCGTCTGATATTTCTCCTGTGATTGCAAGGACAGATTGGACAAATGGCGTTACATATGATTATTATAGAGATGATATTAATATGTTTGAACAAGACAATAACGGTAATAATGTATATAATTATTACGTTAAAAATCATTATGACCAAGTTTTCAAATGTTTATGGAATAATAAAGACCAACCAGCCACAGATGAACCAATTTTTCAACCGGGTTCTTATAATACAAACAATATTTACTCAGGAACCGATGGTTACAAATGGAAATATATCTATACAATAGACACAGGTTCTAAAGTAAAGTTTATGGATTCATCTTGGATGCCTGTTCCTGTTGGTTATAATACACCAAACCCATTACAAACATCCGCAGGTGCAGGCAGTATAGATGTTATTAATGTTTACAATTCTGGAGATGGATACAATCCACTTACAACCACAATTAGTGTGGTCGGTGATGGTTATGGTTGTGTTGCCAGTGCAAATGTGAGTAGTAATTCAATTGCGGACATTATTATAAGTTCTCCTGGTTCAAACTACACATATGCAGAAGTAACAATAAATTCAGATACTGGTACAGGTGCGGTTGCAGCTGCAAATACAGTATCTCCAATTGGAGGCCACGGATTTGATCCAATTTCCGAATTGGGTTGCAATCATGTTATGTTTACTTCCGAGTTTAATGGTGATGAAAAAGGTGTAATTCCGACAGATATTGATTTTCACCAAGTTGGATTGGTACTCAACCCAACTTCTTTACAAACATTTCCAAATCCAGCTAATAGTTCTATATATAGAACCACAACAGATTTGGTAGTTGCTCCTGGTTTTGGTGCATATGTTCCAGATGGAATCGTTTATCAAGGAACTTCATTAGAGACAGCAACATTTATTGGTACTTGTTTAAGTTTTAATACTTCAACCAACGTGGTAAAAGTTCTAAATATAACAGGAACACCAACATTAAATGCTCCACTTTTTGGAAACACATCAAAAACTGTGAGAACTTTATTGTCAGTTAGTCCACCAAATTTTACAATTCTTTCCGGTTACATATCGTTCATTGAAAATAGAACTGGTGTACAAAGAAGTGTTGATGGTATAGAACAATTTAAATTTGTATTAGGTTATTAAAGGAAAAAAATGCTTAATTTTAATGTTGACCCCTACTATGATGACTTTGATCCCTCAAAGAACTTTCATCGTATCTTATTTAAGCCGGGGAATGCTGTACAGGCTAGAGAATTAACTCAGTCTCAAACCATATTACAAAGCCAAATTTCTAAATTTGCAGACAATATCTTTACACAAAATACACCAGTTACTGGTGGTAGAGTTACAACAAATTTAAATTGTCATTATTTAAAACTGGTCAATTCAACTGGTTTGGTTGCAGGTGATTTTTTAAACCAAGTTATTACAGATTCAACTGGTACAATTTTAGCTAAAGTTATTCAAACATCCGAAACAACATCAACAGCTACAACAATTGGTGATCCACCAACATTAATTGTTTCATATCTTTCTGGTTTACATTTTGGTGATGGTGATTCAATTTTTTCCGTTGAGACAAATAATAGTGCAACTTTAATAAGCAGTGATTCTACAGGAAAATCTTCAACAGCTTCAATTTCTGAAGGTGTTTTTTATGTTGTAAATGGTTATTCTCAATCAAATACACAAAATCAAGATGGTTCTTACACCAAATATTCTATTGGCAATTTTGTTTCTGTACAACCACAAACAGTTATTCTAAACAAATATAGTAATACGCCATCATATAGAGTTGGACTTTCAATCACCGAAACTATCTATGATTATATTAATGATTCTTCTTTATTAGATCCAGCTATTGGTGCTTCAAACTATCAAGCACCAGGTGCTGATAGATATCTTATTGAGTTATCATTAACAACATTACCTTTGACCGTAGGAAATGATGACCAATTTATAGAATTGCTTAGAATTAATGAAGGCAATATTGAAAAACAAGTCGATGGTACAGTATATTCAGTAATAAATGATTACATTTCTAAGCGTGATTATGAAACAAATGGTGATTATATTGTTAATGATTTTAAAATAACACCTGCGGCAAATACTCTTAACAGTGCAACCTATGATTTAAAAATTGGTAAAGGTATTGCATATGTTCAAGGATATAGAATTGAAAATCAATCTGATTTAGTTCTGGTAAATGACCGTTCTAGAGAAACAGATTCAATTACAAACAATTCTGTTTATACTGAATACGGTAACTATTTAATTGTTGACACACTTCATGGTACATTTGATGTTACAACCATGCCAACAGTGGATTTACACTTAGTTGGTTCTGGTTCTATCAATTCTTCCAATACATCCACATATAACTCAACTCTTATTGGAAAAGGTTATATTAGAAATTTATCTTTTGTTTCTGCTACAAATAATTCAAATACACAATCATATATCTATAAAGCATTTATCAATGACTTTACAGCCAATACATTGAGTTCTAATGCAACTTCAGGAACAACTACAACGATTTCTTTTTATGATACCACTGGTAAATTTTCGGCAACATCAAATGCCTATTATGGTGTAACACTAAGTATAACATCAGGCACAAGTTCTGGTGACAGAAGAAGAATCGTTTCTTATAATGGTTCTACTAAAGTTGCCACAGTTGATAGTCCATTTACATTAACACCAGATGCAACCTCAAAGTTTTCTTTAATTTTTGGTACAAAAGATATTGAATCGGTTGTTAATGCAACAGGAACTACTGTAAATGCTTCTGCAAATATTAATATTATTGGAAAACAAAATTCTCTTCCATTAAATGATACAGTATTGGAAAGTATAGTTCCACCAGAATTGTTATTTAATATTGGTTATCCATATGTTTCTGCACTTGCTGATTCCACTTACACATCAACAAAAGTTTTCCGCAATAAAACTTTTGGTATTGGTGATACCTTTACTATTTCAATTCCAGCTGGAAACCCAACAAGATTTTTGGGAAGTGGAACATTAAGTGGTGATACAGTAAAAGATAATTTTATTGTTATTGATACTTCAACCAAGAATTTACTTGATTTTTCTACATCAGGTAACACAATTACAATATCAGCAGGTAACGATTCAGCTACATTTAGTTCTGCAACTTACACAGGTAAAACAGTAAATGTTATTGCCAAAGTTTTCATTTCTAATGCAGACTCAACAAACTATATTTTAAAATCTAAAAATTTAGTGGTTGGTAATTCAAACACAGTTACAGGAAATACCGGAACAAATATATCAAACACATATGTTGATACAACTAATGGACAGGTGTATATTAAAAAGTCTAATGTTACCAATGGCAAAATGTCATTGTATGTTTCTGATGTAAAGAAAATTAGAAAAATTATTGATACAAAAGATGCAGCTGTCATTCCAACAGATGCTATGTTAAGTAATACATCATATGATGTTACTGCATTTTTCAATTTAGATAATGGACAAAGAGATAACTTCTATGACCATGCATCAATTTCATTGGTACCTGGTGTAGCAGTACCAAAAGGTAACTTATTAGTTATCTTTGATTTCTATTCACATAGCGGCGGTGATGGATATTTTAGTGTCGAATCGTACCTATCACCATTGTCAACTTCACCTGAAAATTATGGTGAAATACCAAAATACACAAGTAAAAATAAAACATTATATAATTTGAGAGATGTTTTAGATTTTAGACCTACTAGAAAAAATGCCCAAGCATCTTTTGCGTTTGACTACACAACACCAGTAGCAAGCACTGATGCTGGTATATTAATACCAGTAAATGGAACAGAATATATTAGTGACTATTCATACTATTTGGCTAGAAAAGATAAACTTGTATTAAGTAAAGATAGAAACTTCCAGATTATACAAGGTGCACCAGCAATCAAACCAATCTTCCCTGATACACCAGATGGTTCTATGTTGTTGTTAAATTTGACACACGATCCATACACAGCATATATTCCTGGTGAAAATACATCTGTAATGACACCTAATATGTCAATGGATAGAGTGTTGCATAAGAGATGGGCGAAAAAAGATATATCAGACCTTGAATCTAGAGTTAATAATCTAGAGTACTACACATCAATGAGCTTGTTGGAACAAAATGCACAATCATTACAAGTTTCGGATGTTAATGGTTTGAATCGTTTTAAAAATGGTATTTTAGTTGATGATTTTTCATCCTATTTGGCATCAGATACAACAAATCCAGCCTTCAATGCAAACATAAATTTGAAAACAAAAAAGATGACTGCATTGCAACTTGTAGATAACTATTCTTTGACAGATTTGGCTAGTTTAAAATCTTTAGGAACACTAAAGGAAACAAATACATATTCTATTTCAAATGTACAAGGAACACACACAAACATTTACACTTTGCCATATAGCAAAGCAAATACAATTGTTCAACCATTGGCAACATCTATTGTTTCTTTGAATCCGTTTTCTGTTGCTGTACGTCAAGGTGTAATGAAGATTAATCCACCTATGGACAATTGGGTTACTAATAGATATTCACCTACAATTACAGTTACTGATGATAGATTACAAGTAAGTCAACAACAAACAGGCAAAAACTTAACCAATATGGGAAGTTTTGATGAACTTGTAAATACAACAACAGACAATTCTTCTAAAGTTTTGCCTTATATAAGAGCACAACAGTTGGTAGTTAGAGCTAAAGGTATGGCATTAAACACTCCTGTTTCTTGCTTCTTTGATGGCCAAAATGTAAACTACCATATGGTTAGTCCAAATACATTAGAACTAAAAAATGTATCTGGAACATTTAATGAAGATGATATTATTGGTTTCTATCAAACATCAAATGCTAAGTTTTATGCATTAGGTCGTGTTGTAAGTGTACATAGATACAGTAGTACACAAGTTCGTTTATACATTTCACCATTGATGAACGCACCCGCTTATGCATCACAAACAACAATCAAAAATGCAACGTATGATAGCAATGGAAATTATACAGGTTCAACTGCAACAGGAACAATCAATGCCGATTTAGTTTCTTATAGAAATTCGGGTCAAATATCTGGTGTTGGTGGTGGTTTTACAGTAAACAGTACTGTTTTCCAAATTTATAAAACAAATAATGCACACGATTGGTGTACTTTCTTGAATCAATATGGTGTTTGGGGTGATTTAGAAGCAACAACATCTTCAAGTAATTATTATGCAAACTTTACTATTAATGTTCCAAAAACAGATACTTTTACAATAACTGTATCAGCTACAAGTGCAACATCAAATGTAAATATTGATGGTGTATCAATTGGTTCAATTACTGGACCAAGTACCACAAATACATACACTAAATCAATTGCTGCTGGTAACCGTGTAATATCATGGGGTATTCCTAAAGATTCAGCTGCACCAATTAATGGTTTTGCCTGTGTGGTTAAAGACTCTACTGGTAATATTGTATTTGAAAGTACAAATCCACCAGGATTAGTATACGACAGTGTTGGTGTAGAGTATTTACAACCAGGTGGCGGTGCATTTTTTACAGGTGTAAGAAAAATAAAACTTGAACAATCTTCATCATCTGTAAATGATTTTTATGTTGGAACAAGAATTGTTGTATCTTCAAAACAATATGTTCAACAAACAACAGAAACAGCCACATATGTTCCACCTCCACCACCTCCACCACAACCAGCACCAGTATCAACTATTGGTGGATTTTCAGGTGGTTTTGGATGTTGTTTTACTGCTGGTACAAAGATAACTTTGTCTGATGGTTCAGTTAAGAATATTGAAGATGTATTGATTGGTGATAAACTCATTGGTAAAGATGGTATGATTAATACTGTATTAAATTATATCAGACCAATATTGGGTGACAGAAAATTATTATCACTTAACGGTCGTGTACCATATATGACAAATGACCATCCAGTTTGGACTAAAGATGGTAAATGGAAATCTGGTGATGCAAAAGCAACTGCTGAAAAATATGAAGTTTTTAGTGATGGTTCAGTAGAACAATTAGTTGTTGGTGATGTTATTGAAACATTAGATGGTGAAGGTTATGTTGTAGATTCAATTGACCAAATGTACGATAATCCAGAATTACAAGTATACAATTTTGAAGTTGATGGAAATAATACGTATGTTGCAAATAATTTAATTGTACACAATAAAGGAGTAGCTAGTTCTTGCGGTGGCGGTGGCAGTTGCGGATGTGGTTGTTTCGTACCAGGAACAATTGTAACTTTATCTAATGGTACAACTAAAAAGATTGAAGATGTATTGATTGGTGATAAACTTGTTGGTAAAGATGGTATGATTAATACCGTTGTGGATTATTTCAGGCCAACACTAGGTGATAGAACATTAATTTCTTTCAATGGTGGCACACCATTTATTACAGATGACCATCCTATTTACATGCAAGATGGAACATGGAAATCATTTAATCCAGAAGCAACTTTGGCCAAATATGTAAAACTATCCGATTATAACATAGGTAAATTTGTAGTTGGAGACATTGTACAAACGATTGACGGAAAAGGTTTTGAAATTAAATCTATTGAAGAACATAGTGATAGTGCAGATTTGCAACTATACAACTTCTCATTAGATGGCAACCATACATATACAGCCAACGAATTAATCGTACACAATAAGTGTTTCATCGCAGGCACAGAAGTATTGATGGAAGATGGTTCATGGAAAGATATTGAAGATGTGGACACAAATGAAGTTCTAATTGGTAAAGACGGTAGCAAAAATAAAGTAATTAGATTGCATCGTCCTAAATTAGGCATCAATGATGATTGGTTACCACATAAACAACGCATGGTTTCAATTAATGGTATAGAATTTGCCGTTTCGGAAGACCATATGTTCTTAACAACAGATGGCTGGAAAGCACCTGATGCGGAAAGTTGTAACTTGGTACACAAACATACAATTGCTGCTGAAGGATTTACTGTAACACAATTAGAAGTTGGTGACTTTATTGTAACTGATTCTGGTGATACTGTTGAAGTAAAAACAATTGTCTTTAAAGAAGATGATCCTGAATTGCAACTATATAACTTCTGGTTAGATGGTAACCACACATATCATGTTAGAATGAAAGGTTCAGACAAAGGTATGTTGGTACACAACAAGTGTTTCATTGCAGGTACAAGAGTATTAATGAAAGATGGTTCGTGGAAAAATATTGAAGATGTTGAACTTGGTGAAGAATTGCTTGGTGAAAACAACAGTGTCAATAGAGTTAAAAACTTCCACAGACCTACTCTTGGAATGAACAATAGATGGTTACCAAGAAATCAGAAATTGGTTTCAATCAATGGTTCTGAATTTTCTGTATCATGTGACCACATGATTAAAACAACAGATGGCTGGAAGGCACCTGATGTAGAAATTTGTAATCTAATACACAAAGATGTTATGGACATTGAAGGTATTGTTATCAAACAACTGAAAGTTGGTGATGAAATCATTGGTGTTAATGGTGATATCACAGTGGTTAAATCAATTGAATTTAAAGATGATGATGCATCTACACAATTATATAACTTTAAACTTGAAAACAGTAGAACATATCATGTGAAGTTAAAAGGTTCAGAAGAAACAATGTTGGTACACAACAAAGGCGGATGTTTTACAGGAGACACAATGGTAAGTATTGTTGGTCGTCCTGATAAGAAAATATCTGAAGTTGTTATTGGTGACTTAGTTTACAACAAAGATAGAACATCTGTAAATGAAGTTGTCTTTATTGAAAGAATGATGGATACAGATTTTGGTTCATTATATTCTCCAACAAAACAATTCAAGCCATTTGCAACCATAAACCATCCATTGTATATTGATGATAAATTATCTTCTGTTGATCCAGAAGCAAATTACACCAGATATCCATGGCTTGGTATGAACGAGAAATTGGTTCCAAATAAAATTGCTGATGCAAAAGGCCAAATGGTATACAACCTATGGACAACAGGTGATGGAACATATACAGTAAATGGATATGGAACATCTTCCATGGTTGGTGATGGTGGTATGTTAAGATTGTTGGTAGAACAAGGACATATAACATCAGAAAGAGTATCACAAGTTTTGTTGAAATTTGAAAGTTCAGGCGAAGATGTAATTTATGGTGCATATTTAACCAATAAATTACTAGGCAAAATGAACATCAAACTTATAAACAAGGTGTTTGGTTCTGTTTATGCAAGTGATGATAATATGAAAATGCAAAAAGCATTTGAAATGATTCTCAAGTTAGTTGGTAAAACTGCTTGGTTTTTTCAAAATAAATAATCAATAAACACTGTCGAAAGAATAAACATGTCCTATAATGTAACTCAAGGTCAAACAATAACGATTCAGAATCTATATACTTTTGCGGCCAATATTATAGCCTATGATGGTACAACAAAAATAGCCACTTTGGATAGTGATGTTGATATCTCTTTAGGTTATAATAATGGACAACCAATAAATTCAACATACACAATAAGTGGTGATGTTTACAATTTGGCCAAAGCACAAAGTTCTGGTGGTGTACCAACATTATCCACAAATGAATCAGGTGATTTTGTTGGTATCTTTAATATTCCCGGAGATGCATTTACAACAGGACGTAAAATATTTCGTGTAGATAATCGTGTTGGTTCTGATATAACTTCAGTGACAACATATGCAGAATCAACTTTTTCAGCATCAGGTTTATCAGAAAAAGTAACACAGTCAAGTTATTCTCCATCATTTGATTCTTCTGTTACAAATTTTACACCAACAGATAAACAATCAACAAATTTAATTAATTTAACTTCTGTTCAAAATTATGGTGATCCTATAGCACAAACGTTTATAGTTTCCAAAGATAATTATCCTAATGGTCTTTTTGTACAGTCAGTTAAATTTTTCTTTAAATCAAAACCACAACAAAATGTACCTGTAAAAGTTTCAATTATTAGAACAGTTAATGGTTATCCTGATGGTACCAAATTAGATTACTCAAGTGTTGTAAAAAATACCAATGAAATTTTGACTTCAAATAATCCTCATTATTTGGATCCCACAACATATACCGAGTTTATGTTTGATGCACCAATTTATGTGCAACCAGGTATACTTTATGCTTTCATGTTAGAAACACATTCTTCTGAATATCAAGTATATTATGCACAACAAAATCAAACGGCATTGATATCAACATCTAAAGCAAAACCAACAGATCCAGATCCAACCAATTCAACAAAAGTTGGTTCAGCTCCATACATTGGTTCTTTATTTGAGTCACAAAATGGTCAAACATGGACAGCAGACCAAACAAAATCATTAATGTTTGTTGTTGATAGATGTGTATTTGATGTATCAAAAAATCCAAAAATTGATTTTGTTGTTCCAAAAAATCTTCCATATAGAAAACTTGGAACAAATGACCTACAATATACTTTAGATCCAGATTTGCAACACGGTGTTCATCACGAACAATCATTAAGTACACCTTCTGATGCATATAATTTAACCACAACAGATTTTATTCCTTCTACAACAAGTATTTCTTATGAATATAGTTCAACTTTAGCTAATGCTAATACTCCTGTTGGGCCATTTGCCGTTTCACCAGGCAAAGGTGGTTTGCCTATGGCTAATAACATATACCTAAATGATGGATTAGGCCAAAGAATTTTGAATAAAACTTCTGCAAATTCATTTGTATTATCAGCAACAATGTCATCATCAGATGTTAATTTAAGTCCAATACTTTCTGATGACGGTATAACTTTGTTCAATATGCGTAACGTCATCTGTAGTTTAGGTATTCAAAATAATGTTATATCATTAGTAAGTGGTGGTTCTGGTTACAATGTCAATACAACATCAATTACAATTAGCAGTCCAGATTATGGAAGTGACCAAGCTATACTTGGTATGAATATAAGTGGTGGTGAAATTGTTAATGTTTATGCAATCAATCCAGGTGGTGGTTATTTAAAAACACCAACTGTAACCATCACTGATACAAACATAACACCAGGTACAGGCGCAAGTGTTCTTGTAACAGGTGAAACATCTCCAAGTGGTGGTAATGCTTATGCTCGTTGGATAAGTAAAAAAGTTGTATTGACTCCAGCAAATGAATCTGGTGATTTGAGAGTATTCATTACTGCATACAGACCATTTAATACATACATAAATGTTTATTATAAAATTTTAAATAATAATGATGCTACGGCGTTTGAAGATAGACAATGGCAATTAATGACTGTGTTGAATAATTCAAATGTATTCTCATCAACAAGAGATGATTTTATTGAATTTGAATATGCCCCTGGTACAAACAATCAGGCAGATAATTATGTTTCATATACAAGTGCCAATGGCACAACAGTATATAATACATTCAATCAATTTGCTATAAAGATTGTTTTATCAACAACAGACTTTACCGCAGCACCAGTTTTGGATGATATGAGAGCTTTGGCATTACCATCAGGAACAGGAATCTAATATGCCTTTAGTTAAAATTCCTGGAACTTCTTTTGTTAGGGATACCAATAGTATGGTACTAATAAATACTGATGAAACATCTAAAAGTGACTATCAAGTCAAGGCTAAAATATTACAGAATCAAAAACAAGAAATAAATACAATAAAAACAGAAATGAACGGCATCAAAAATGATATAACCGAGTTAAAAAATTTGATGTTAAAACTACTGGACAAAGGTTAAAATGGCAAATACAGTTACAAATATAAGCTATGCCAATACATTTGGTGAATGGGTTGTTGCCACTGATGCATTGATTTCAGAAAATAATATCTTAGCTAAAGGTAATTATACTAAAGATACTGGAACAATTTATCTAAGTGAAACAACACAGAATGCTTTACAATCAAATGGTTCTGTTATTATTCAAAAAGAACTTCGTGTTCAAGGTACTGGTTCATCTGCAACGATTGACAAAAACTTAACTGTTTCTGGCCAAATATATTTTTCCAATTCTGAATTGGGTTTAACACATACTGGCCAAGCAAATATGAATGGCCTTGTTCTTGTTCAAGGACCAGGTATAGGCATTTCTGTATCAAACAATGCTTATGTTGCTGGTAATACCACAATACGTTACAATACAATAACAGATACGATTCAAGCCAACTCTAGTGTTAATACAGCTAATGCTTCTATTACTG